TCTGCGAGCTACGATGATCGGTATGAGTTGTATGAGTGCCACATCGACCTCGACTTGCCGGGGTTCGAAGATAAAGATGAAGATGGGCATGCGACAGGTATAGCACTGCCATACGTAGTAACAATGTTACGTGGCACAAACGACATTCTGGCGATTCGTCGTAACTGGAAAGAAGACGATCAACTAAAACTCAAACGCCAGCACTTCGTGCACTACCAATACATCCCCGGCTTCGGTGCGTATGGCTTCGGTTTGTTCCATCTGATTGGTGGCTACGCACGTAGTGCTACCAGTTTGATGAGGCAGTTGGTTGATGCGGGCACGCTATCTAACCTGCCGGGTGGTCTGAAGAGCCGTGGCCTGCGTATTAAAGGTGATGACACACCGATTGCGCCGGGTGAATGGCGTGACGTTGATCTTGGTTCAGGAGGTATTCGTGACAACATATTGCCGCTACCTTATAAAGAACCGTCAGCAACTCTCTATCAACTTCTCGGGACAATTGTTGAAGAGGGTCGCCGGTTCGCAGCGACAGCCGACATCCAAGTGTCCGATATGTCAGCTAATGCTCCGGTTGGAACGACGCTTGCGATTCTCGAACGAACACTCAAAGTAATGAGCGCCGTGCAGGCGCGTGTGCACTATTCGTTCAAGCAAGAACTCAAACTGTTAGCAGGCATCATTCGTGACTACACAGATGATGATTACAACTACGAGCCTGATACAAACCCAGCAGCACCGAAGGCGAAGAAGTCTGACTACTCCCATGTAGACATCATTCCGGTGTCTGATCCTAACGCAGCGACAATGTCGCAGCGCGTCGTACAGTATCAAGCAGCCCTTCAGTTGGCGCAGCAAGCGCCGCAGTTATATGACCAGCCCGCGCTACACCGACAGATGTTGGAGGTGTTGGGTATCAAGAACGCAGCCAAGTTGGTGCCGACTGACGACGACCGCACGCCACAAGACCCTGTGTCCGAGAACATGAACGTGATCAATTTGAAGCCGGTCAAGGCGTTCTTGTATCAGGATCACGAAGCGCATATCCGCGTGCACATGGCGGCTATACAGGACCCGTTGATTCAGCAGCTTGCAGGGCAGAACCCACAGGCTCCGATGATTCAACAGGCGATGCAGGCGCACATCATGGAGCACATCGCGTTTGCATACCGCCAGAAGATCGAGCAAGCGTTGGGTGCTGATCTGCCGAAACCTGACGAGAAGATGGCACCAGCCGTCGAAATTCAGCTATCACGTCTCGTGGCACAAGCAGCACCAATCGTGTTGCAGAACAGCCAGAGCCAAGTGGCACAACAGCAGGCGCAAGCCGCTGCACAACAGGCAGCACAAGACCCAGTTATCCAGATGCAGCAGCAGGAGCTGGCGCTGAAGAAAGAGAAGCAAGACATGGATGCGCGTATCGCAGAAGAAAGACTGCAGCTAGACAAGGAACGGCTGCAAGCAGACATGTTGTTAAAAGGCGTACAGACAGCGGCAAAAGCATCGCAGGACTACGAGCGGATGCTTGTTGATAACGAGCGTGAAGGTGTTCGCATCGGTGCGGACATTGCCGATAAACGGGCTAATCGTGCCCGCAATAATAGGGAGAGTGAATGAAGGATATGAACCCACGTAGTTTCGTGGAGACCCTGCGGGACATGATCCGCAGGGACATGAATAACTACGCTGATGATCTCGCAGGCGGTGCCTGTGCCGACTTTTCGCAGTACCAAAAGCTCTGTGGGGTAATTCAAGGTCTAGCCCTTGCAGAGCGCCATTTACTCGACCTTGCTGACAAAGTGGAGAAATCCGATGAGTGAACTGATACTCCCGCGTTATTTGAAAGACTTAATTAACACGGAGCAACAACTAGAAGAGGAAACTGTCGATTCTGCAGGCGACGACTTAAAGGCAAAACAGCTACCGAAGCCTTCAGGTTTCAAGGTGCTGTGCGCTGTACCGCCTGCCGCAGATACGTTTGACGATTCGATGCTTATTAAAGCCTCTGTATCACAGCGTATCGAAGAGCAAACGACGACAGTACTGTTTGTTGTTGCGTTGGGTCCTGACGCATACAAAGATAAAGAGCGGTATCCGTCAGGGCCTTGGTGTAAAGAGGGCGATTTCGTGCTGGTAAGGGCTTACTCCGGCACGCGTTTCCAGATTCACGGTAGAGAGTTCCGCATGATCAATGAAGATCAGGTGGAGGGTACCGTGGAAGACCCGCGTGGTTATACACGCGCTGCATAAGGAGAAGGACATGGCTGAATTCAAAGGCGAAGACTTCAAGTTCCCTGACGAAATTGAGAAGAAGGATGACATCAAGGCCGAGGACATTGAGATCGATCTTGAGTCCGAAGGTGAGATAGAGATTGAGGTCGAGGACGATACCCCTGTCGCTGACAGAGGCCGTAAGCCGTTAGACAAAGAGGTAGAAGACCCGTCCGACGACGAGGTAGAGCAGTACAGCGAGAAGGTGCAGAAACGCATCAAGGAGCTGGCGCATGCCCGTCATGACGAGCGTAGAGCCAAGGAAGCCGCTCTGCGCGAGCGCGAGGAAGCTGCCCGTGCCGTCCAGCAGTTGCTGGAGGAAAACAATCGCTTGAAGTCCTACGTGTCAAGCGGAGAGCAGACCTACGCCACCGTCCTGAAAGAGAAAGCGGAAGCCGAGCTTGAAATGGCCCGCCGTCGCTATAAGGAGGCGGCAGAGTCCTATGATTCCGATGCCATGCTTGCCGCGCAGGAAGCACTACAGGACGCCAAGCTGCGGGTGATGCAGGCAGAAAATTTTAGGCCACCCCCTTTACAAGTTGAAAATGAACAGGTATATATTCAACCGCAGCAGCAACAAACTCCACAGCTCGACGAGAAGACCCTGCGCTGGCAGGCAAAAAACCAGTGGTTCGGTGCAGAGGGGTTTGAGGATATGACTGCTTTGGCAATCGGGATGCACACCCGGCTTGTCAACCAAAACGGGCCGGAATACGCCCGCACCGATGAATACTTCGAGCGGATCGACGCTCGCCTTCGTGAGAAGTTCCCCGAACACTACGGGGAAGAAAAGCGTGAGACGCCACGCGAGACTTCCACTAAAAAACCCCCTGCAACGGTTGTAGCGCCCGGCACACGCTCGTCCGGAGCAAAAAAGATCAGGTTAACGAAAACGCAAGAAGCGTTTGCTCGTAGGCTCGGTCTTACCAATCAACAATATGCAAAGGAAGTTTTGAAACTGGAGGCATCAAATGGTTAATCCCCGCACCCCCCGTGATGTTGAAACACGCGAAAAAAGCGCTCGATACGTTTATCAGCCGCCTAGCACTCTGCCTGACCCAACCCCTGAACCGGGCTATGGCTACCGTTGGATTGCAACCGCAATTAATGGACAGCCGTACTCAGCCAACGTATCCACACGGATTCGTGAAGGCTGGGAGCCTGTAAAAGCAGCGGATCATCCAGAACTAATGCTACCGGCTAACTCGGCAGGAAACGTTGAGATCGGCGGTCTGATGCTGTGCAAGATGCCTATAGAGAAGATTCAAGCTCGTAATCAGTTCTACGGTGTCAAATCAGAGCAGCAGGTTGAGTCAGTTGACAACACGTTGATGCGCCAGAGCGATGCTCGTATGCCGCTGTTCAATGAACGGAAGTCTACGACGACCTTTGGTACAGGAAACAAATAGCCTTTTATTAACTAGGAGCTAACATGGCTTATCCGACTGTAAATGCCCCCTACGGGCTAAAACCGATCAATTTGATCGGCGGTCAGGTGTTCGCGGGTCAGACTCGTGAACTCCCGATTGCCAGCAATACTGCTGGTGCTATTAACAACGGCGACATCGTTCGCCTATCGTCTGGCTTCATCGTCAAAGAGACTGGCACTACGACTGTCTCCGCGACTGGTGTTATCGGCGTGTTTGTTGGTGTGTCTTATACCAACCCGTCCACAGGCCAGAAACTGTTTGCCAACTCGTATCCCGGTTCAGTTGTTGCTTCTGACATCGTGGCTTACGTCGTTGACGATCCTGATGCACTGTTCCAAGTCGCGGTAACCGGTGGGGCAACTTCGACCACCATCACCCCGATTGATAACACCATTCTGGGTAACAACATGGCAATTTCGCAGCCTTCGACTAACACCACTATTTCGGGTAACTCGAACATTGGTGCTTACGATTCCGGCTCGAATACAGCGTTTACGCTGCCATTGCGTGTCGTCGGTCTGATCGAAGAAAGCGTCGATGCAAGCGGTAACTACAGTGAAGTTATCGTTAAGTGGAACATGCCGTATATCACTCTGACGGAAGGTGCTCCTAACGTCGTGGCGTATAACGGCGGTCATTCGTATTACAACCCGACCGGCACTGCCAACGTATAAGGAGCTGAATAATGGCTATTTCACGCGCACAACTACTGAAAGAGCTGCTCCCCGGCTTGAACGCACTGTTCGGTCTGGAGTATGCCCGCTACGGCGAAGAGCACAAGGAAATCTACGAAACCGAGACTTCCGAGCGTTCCTTCGAAGAAGAAACCAAACTGTCTGGCTTCTCTGCCGCACCGGTTAAGAACGAAGGTTCTGCAATCGCGTACGACAACGGTCAGGAAGCTTGGACTGCTCGATACAACCACGAGACCATCGCACAAGGTTTCTCGATCACTGAAGAAGCGATTGAAGATAACCTGTATGACAGCCTGTCGGCTCGTTATACCAAGGCGCTGGCTCGTTCGATGTCATACACCAAGCAGGTCAAAGCAGCATCGGTCCTGAACAACGGCTTTTCGTCGTCCTATCCGGGCGGTGACGGTCAGGCTCTGTTCTCGAACGCGCACCCACTCGTTTCTGGCGGCACTAACTCGAACATCCCTTCGACACCTGCTGACCTGAACGAAACTTCGTTGGAAAACGCTGTGATTCAGATCGCTGCTTGGACTGACGAACGTAGCCTGCTGATTGCTGCACGTCCACGTAAGCTGATCATTCCACCGTCATTGCAGTTCGTTGCAACTCGTCTGCTGGAAACCAATCTCCGTGTTGGTACCAACGACAACGACGTAAACGCACTGAAGAACAACGGGTCGATTCCAGAAGGTTACGCAATTAACCACTTCTTGACCGACACGAATGCTTGGTTCCTGACCACTGATGTACCGAACGGTATGAAGCACTTTGTTCGTATCCCGCTCGATACAAAAATGGACGGAGACTTCGACACAGGC